CACTCTTATATGCTTTCTGAAAGAACGGAAGCAATATCTTACATTCCTCTTTGGTCATACAGACCGTTATCTCGTATGGAGATGAATACGATTTTCTTGTGCCATCTATGTGACTCATTTCTGTTCGGTTATTAATTAAACTCTTTGATTAATTTCCATTTCTTACTGAAGTATTGTATCTTCCAATTTGGATGACAATTCAGCTTTTTCCCTTTATTATCACCCTCCAAGAAATATATATCAAGATTAGCACTACTGTTATGACCAACTATTATCCCCTTATCACCACGTATTTTAACATTCATCCCTACATAAGCAAAAGGGATATTTCTGTACTTAGCATTATCCTTAAACGCCTGTGTCGTTTTTGGGCTATCAACACGGCACAAGATAGATAAATAGCAATCATCTGCACAACCATCCAACATACGTATATAGGCTTGCTTTGCTTGTCCAGCAGATGCCGCATAAGTTCTCCACCAATGTTTACCATCAAGAGAGCATTTATAGTATCTTGGAATTACTTTCTTATTCATTTCTTTCTGCATTTTGAATTATTTTTTTATAACTACCGCCATTGTACTAATAGAAGTTCCACTCTCTTTAAACTCGCCTGCGCTGATTTCAAACACTTCTCCATGTACTTCTTTCAGCCAGTTGCGAAAATCGATACATCTCTTTTCCGAAGCGAATTTCCAGTGTTGGCTGGTTATTGCTGCAAGTGTGCCGCCTTCTTCCAATCGATCATACATAAGCCTGACATGCTCTATATCCTGATTACCGGAAAACGGAGGATTTGCAATAATCTTAGTGTAACTACCTACACTGTCTTTGGTAAAGTCTTCATCAAGCAATATTACGTTGTTAAGGGTGTGAAGAAATTCTCTGTTTTCCGGCATCAGCTCATAACACTCAACCATCACAGAAGGACAAGCTCGGTGAATGGCTTTAATAAGCGCGCCACGCCCGGCACTTGGCTCCAGTACCGTATCATCCTCATGTATCCCTCCGGCAAGCATAACCAGCCAGTCGGCAACATCAGACGGAGTTTCAAAAAATTGATAATCCTGCTGTAGGTTGCACCGTTTACCCTCTTTCAAAACGGAAAACACACGTTTCGGATTAAACGGGAATGTGAAACCCTGTATCTTCCCACCTTGCCATGAGCCGCCGGATTCTTCTATCCACTTCTTTGCTTCGGCATAAGATTTTTTGTTAAATTGAACTTGAGGAAGTTTCAGAACACCGTCCTCAAGAGTACAATGTTTCAATATCTCTTCCACACTCCATTTTTTGCCTTCGTCAGCCTGCTTTTTCTTTTCAGCTATCGGAACATCCGGCGCTAACAGTGAAGATATTTTTTCTACAACTATGTTGCTTGCGTCCATGAAGGCACTGACGCAAGATATCGCTTCGATCAAGAAATCGGTGTCAACATGCCCGGCATCGTCATAGATGTCTATCCCTTCGGTCATGGATGACAGTTCATTGAGCTGCGCAACACTACCATGTAACGTTTCGATTAAAATCTTTTTTTTGTTCGTCATAACTTTTCTGTAAATAAATTCTTGTTGTGTCTACACTTCCATGACCGAGAAGATCGGCCAGTTGAATAACATCTTTGTTTTTTTTCAGGAACATTTTAGCGAAAAAATGTCGGAAGGCATGCGCGTGCATCTTCTTTAAATCAATGCCGCAATGTTTCCCCCATGCTTTCAAGTGCTGGGAAAAGCCACGCTGTGTGATCGGGCCGAATCTCCCTACCGCAAAAATCCCGGTTTTACCATGTTCCTTAGCGTAAACCTTCGCTTCCTGCTGTAATTGCTTTTGGAAGAAAAAACGTCTGTACTTGTTACCTTTACCTTTCAATGTAACCTCACCACTAATTATATCCTCCCATGTAAATCGTTGAAATTCCGACAGACGGGCGCCCGTTGTACCCAATACCTTAATAAAGAAATAGTAATCCTTATTATTTTTTTTCTTGAGATATTCCAACAGCCGGTTATATTCCTCTTCGGTCGGCACATTGTTCACATCAAGCTTGCGCTTTATTTTGGGACGATTCAGCTCTATAGGCTTCTTCATCCATCTAGAAAATCTTTCTATTGCTGTAATCCGCAAACGGATGGTAGCGGGAGATAATTTTTCTTCTTCAAGACTTTTTATAAACCTCCTGCAATTATCCATGTTTACCTCATTGGCATACTCGAAAAACTTCTTCATTGATGTGTAATATATATAAACTGTATGAGAAGAGTAATCATTGTTGTCAGTCAGCCATATAATGAAATCATTAAGTTGTTTCTTGTTCTTATCCGAAATGACATCAAGTTTTTCCAAAGGTTTCACCGCCTTTTCCCTTTTTCCATATCCGATGTTGAGATAGGATAATAGATCGCATATAGCTGAACACATTAATGAATGACGCACCATGACATCTGCATTTTCACGCTTGTAATTCAAATAACCACGGCGGTTCACTTCTTTAGTCATCTCTAAAAAATCCGTGACATGCTTGATATATTTCCCGACAGTATCATAAGTCCTGCCTGTTGTGTATAAGTAAGAAATATAATCAGTTAATATCTTCTGCCTGTCATTATTCATAATCTTGTTTAATTAAATTATACCAATCATTGCTATCTTCAAAAAAACATCTGTATCCATTAGCCGTATGTTTGCCTCTCACTTTCCGACATATAGCACTGATCAAAGAAGGAGCCACGCCAATCATCTTACCAGCCATTTGTATCGAAGGGAATACTCCACATAATTTCTCATCCTTTATCAAAACAACGCTCTTTTTATTCATGCCTGCACCAGTCTTATGCCAAGACCCACGTCCTTTAGACAGATTTTTTATACTTCTGGCCTTGGAGCGTTTTGAATGATAAACCATTTTACGACCCTTGTTGTGAGAAACACAACCCTTTAAAAATCGTCCGGTAATAAAGTCTCTCTCAAATCGCTCAGGCGGTATATGTAATTCACTCATATCTTCTTGGTTATGAGCCATTTGCCGACACCGGCAAATGGCAGATTATTATTTTCTCCAAAAACTGTCTCCGGAGATTGACCGGGCCGTATCATCCGCAGTAAGCCGGATATACCGGAAGAAGTTCTGCTCAGACCTGTGCCCTGTCAGTCTCATGATCTCCAATGTCTTCATCCGTCCTGTAAGGTACATGTTCGTGGCCGCGCTTCTTCTTGCCGTATGGCTGCTGACCAGTTCCCATTTCTCCCGGGTCTCCGTGACCAGCCTTCCTCCCTTCGTGTAGGAGAAAGTGATCCTGTCGGTAAGCCCTATCTCCCTCATGATGACCTTCAGATACTTGTTGAAATACTGTATGCACAGTCCTCCGGGTATGTTCCCGTCATATTTCTCGAATATCTCCCTTACATAATCATGAGCCGGGACCTTGACGTCCACATTGGTCTTCTTTGTCCTTTTTATGATGTATCCATCTCTCAAATTGTCTTTTGTCAATGTCGAATAATCGGAATATCTCAGAGCGGTCAGACAGCCTATGACGAACAGGTCACGTATCCGCTCCCTGGCCTTTCTTTTGTCCTGCCTCTCAAACTTGTAATAGTAGATCCTTGCGATCTCGTTCATCGAGAGGAAAACGGCATTTACCGGCTCCTCACGCAAATCTGTTCCGTCATAGGTGGCGTCTACGGCGTAATTGTACTGCGATGCCTTTCTGACGAGCGACTGTATCTTCTGGACATAGCCCGCTATGGTGTTGTGACGCAGCCCCCGGCTCTCAAGATAGACAATGAAGTCGTCCAGAAACTCCTCCGTCACGGAATTGGTGAAGATGTCACAGTCGAATTCGGTGGAAAACCTGTCTATGTGCCGGAGGACCGCATCATAAACCGCGGCATAATGTCCGGACCTGCGTTTTCCCCTTCTCTCAAGCATATCCCTTGCAAAGTCCGTGAAGTACACCCCCTCAAGCGGCCTGTCCTGCCGGAAATGGTTGATATAGTCCCGCCTGGGTTTTCCGGACCGTGCGGGAACCGTCACCTGCAGTGCTGCTAGACACCTCCTGTTCCGCATCCGGCCAGCCTTGCAATGATCGGGCGGAACTTTTCCTTTCTCAATCTCACATCATAATACGCGGTTGTCGCCCTGCATCTGGATATCTTCAGGAAGGAGGCTATCTCACGGAACAGATACCCTTCCTCATACGCCATATAGCAGAACAGCATCCTTGAATCGGATATGTTCCTGGATATCATCCGGGACAGGATCATCTCCTGCGAGACGCCCATCATTCCGGAAATCTCGTCCAGCATAAGCTGCATCGGTTTCTTTTTCTTGTTGTCTTTTCTCAGGTTCATAAGATTGTTTTTAAAAGGTTCTTAAATCTGTTTTAAAAGCACCGGCTCCTTATGCGGTGCCAGATGGTTCTTTTCCTGAAACTCTGCGGACGGAACGCCCTGTCACGCTTATGCCAGCCCTCCCGGCACCGGAGTCTTGATTCATCTAGTATATCCTCCATCGCGGATTTGAGACTCTCCAATTTTTCCACGGAGAGCAGCAGGTACTCATTCATTCCGTCCTTTTCCATACATCGCGAGATTTGGGGATTCGGGATCATAAGGCTCCACGGTGGTAAGGGTTACGGAGGATACGACCACGCGTCCGCTCCCCTTGCAGGCGGGACAGGCAACGGTATGTACGGTGTCCGCCAGCTCGTCCAGGTTCTCAAGAAAGCCCCGGCCGCAGCATGTGCGGCACAGGACTACATGGGGATGGTCAAACTTCCTTCTTATCATCACCGGGAAATTCAGGTTTCACATCAGCAGTGTAGGGATAGACATCCATAATGGCGGTCTCGGCCACCGAGCCGATGACATAGTCCGCCAGCGTGCCCTTCATCCCCTCGTCCAGCTTCTTTACGGCATCGCGAAGGTCGGAGGCCTGCACCAGTACGGTAGTGGGGGTCTTTTTCTCCGCTCCGCTTTTTTCGTCCAGCGTGATAAAGAACAGCTTACACTTGAACCAGAGGTCGGCCGCATCTTCCTCAGATGGGAACAGTTCGCTGTAACCGGCGCGTTTGACGCCCGAGACGGTAAATTCACCGTTGATATACGGGTTCATTTCTTCAATAATACGGGCTTCCGCTTCCGTGAAGCTCAGCGCGTCGACCAGATAGGCTTCCGTTACTTTCCTGTTCATGCCGTTCTCCGCCACCTTCTCGTAGCGGATGGAACATTCAAACCAATTGTGCATCATAATTTACATCTTGTTAAATGAGGGTTCTATTCTTTTCCATTGATTGTTTCCGTCCTTTTCCTCGAAGTAGAAGCGGATCACCGTGCCTTCCACCACGTTGCTCTCACGGAAGAGCTGCATGATTTCCGAATATTCGGGGTCGTTGAAGTCGTCCTCGAGCTCGTACAGGCGGGAGATGGACTTGTAGTCAAGATCCCCGGCCTCGTTGCGCTGGAGCAGCGACATGGCCAGCTTGTACATGGGGTTGCGCCCGTCATCGCCCTTCTTGCCGATCCATGCGTTTAGGTAGTCCACAAGGCGTTTCTCTGCCACGTCAGCCCTCTCGTCGAAGCCCTTGACCCGGTTCCCCTTGACGGAAACCTTGAAGGTGTCGTTCTTCACCTCGAACCCGAGCTGCTCGTCACGTTTCAGACCGCCGTACTCCTTCAGCTGGTCATAGTAGGCGGTGGCCTCCTTACGGAGCCATTCCTTGAACTCCTGACCGTCCTTGATATACTTGCGGAGCTTCCTCTCCACAGAGGCGAGGAATCTGGCACGCAGCTTCTGGTAGTTCTTCTTTCGATCCCCGTCCTTTCTTTTCTTTTCGGCCTGCAGCTTGCTTAGCAGGGCCTCACGTTCCTTTTCAGATAAATTCTTGATATCCATATCTGTTCTTATTTATTGGTGAATAAATTCCTGAATAAATCAGGGTCGATTATCTCCTCGTTGCAATCAACGTTCTGTTCTATGGCTGTCTGGCATTCCCAGCAGAGATGGTTCACGGTCATGTGGTTGTTGTATTCACAGAACACCTTCCCGCACAGCCCGCACCGGGCGAACATCGGCTGCACGGTGTCCGCGTCCTCCCGGCAGATGTCCAGCCCTTTGGCGTGGCAATCGGCACACATGTCAGCACATTCCTTTTCGAATTTCGTCTTTTCCATTGTCATCATTGTTATTGTTATTATCGTTTATCCATGCTACCAGAATCCATAACATGGCGTTCAGTGACCATGTTTTCGCCCAGAAGTCATCATTAACTATCATGCCCGTGAAAGCCGAGAGGGCGGATATCACATACACAAGGTGCTTTATTCTCATACCTCCTCCTTCCGTCTTATGGCCTTCAGCTGTTTCAGTGTGGCCTTCAGTTCCTCTAGGTTCTGGCTTGACACCGGCTTCCTGCATCCTCCGTGGCTCTTCAGGAAGGAGGTGATCTTCGCCTTGTTCATCTCAACCTCCACGGGATTGTCGCTGCGGTAGCTCCTGTTGAGAAAACCGATGTCCATTGACACGGCGTAAATGGCCTTGACCAGTGCCAGTTTCTCCCGTCTTTCCGGATCCTTTCTTCCGTCGGGATCGAGCAGCGTCCCGATCAGCCTTGCGGCCTCGCTTTTGCACAACTCCGCGGACGTCGTTGTCCGTCCGCCGCTGAACTGCCGGACAAGATGCCTGTATTCATCCTCGTCCAGTCCGAACTGCCGTCTGAGGCGGTGTATGCACCGCTTCTGGGCATTTGTCGCGGGTAATTCAATTGTCTTGTTCATTGCTATTGCTGTTAAATGGTTCGTCACTGTTCCTGAGCCAGCATCTCTCATAGCCCTCCTTCCAGACCACATAGAATCCTTTCGGACCGGGAACACCACGGCTCATGTACCGGGCGCAGAACCCGTTCACCTCTATGCGGGAGAAGCAGTCCCTCTTGACTCTGTAGGCCACCGTGCCTTGCACCTCCTTCCCCTCCACATGGGAGATGTATACGAATATCTTCTTCCTGTATTTCTTCCTGAGCTCGACCAGCTGTTTGGCGGTGACGTCCATCTCGCCTTCAAGACTCTGCAGGGAGTCGATGATGACCACGTCCGGGGATCTCTGTTTCCCGAGAAATTCGTCAAACTCATCAAAAGTGGGGACCTCGTCCCAGAACAGCATCCCGCTCCTTGACGAATTCATGAATCCGAGCAGGGAGTCCCTGAAATCGGACTCGACACCCATTTCAAGGGAAATGAACAGCACCTTGTAGCCGATACGGTCAAACTCCCTGGCCAGCTGGAAGGTGAAGGAGGTCTTTCCCTGTCCGGACTTGCCGTATACGATCCACGCCCCGGACTTCTGCCTCTTTCCAAAGGCATCCATGAAATCCTTGGAAAAGGGGATGTATTCGTATTTTTTGTTCAATATGTTGTCAAACGACAATGACCTGATCATAAGCCGGCTCCTCCGTTGCTGATTTCCTGTCTGATTACCACATTGTCTATCATTCCCGAAAGCTCGCGCAGGTCATCGGCGAACAATACCTGGCGGGGATCGTCCTCACGCGGCTGCTTCTTGACCTTGGGAAGTTTTCCCCATATCTCTTCCGCCGTCTCCCTGTCCTGCACGCCGTTGGCCATACAGATGGCGATGACATCCTTTTTGGTAGCGCCCAGAAGGGTGATGTAATTGCGGCCGAAACGCCCGTCTATCTCGTCATACCCTTCAATACGTCCCACATACCGCCTGATATTGCGCTCCAGCATTTCCGTGCCGGCCACCAGACACCCCATGCGCCCCAGCGTGTCATCATACAGGGGAATAAGCGTGCACATGGCCGAATGCGTGAGCTTGCCGGCATCATCTATCAGCAGGACAGGCTTATAGGAGGACAGGGAATTCATGTGCGCGATGCACAGGTCCAGCAGGCTGTCATTATCCATATAGCGCGTCACATTCTCTCCCATGGCCTGTGCCAGTTTGGTAAGGAACTTGCGGCTGCTCCATTTGCGGCACTTGATATATACAACCCCCTTGTCACCGCACAGATTGTACAGGTCAATCAGAGACTGGGTCTTTCCACTTCCGCTGCGGCTGCTGATACATACCCATTTGCTCTTTCCCCTGGCAACCTCGAACGCCCGCTTCACCTGCCGGTAAGAGGTTACGGTATCAACCACATTGCGGGAATTCTCATAGAAATAAAGGCCTGTGGCGATCCTGACCGCCAGGTTGTCGTCATTCGCGCCGTACTTGCCGGAACGGAACTGGGACATCGCCGCATCGGACACGCCGCAGCGACGGGCCAGTTCTGAAGGTTTTGAACCACGTTCTATCAAATTCTCTATGTACTGTTTCAATGCTTCCTTATCCATAATTATGCTGTTTTTAAAGTGTTATTAAATCATCTTGAAAAATTCATGTCGGCGTCGTCCCATTCGTAATCGTCATCCACAAGAGGGGACGGAACCCTGAGAGGTCCGGGCGCAATCTCTTCAAAATCCACGTCCTCCACCGTCTGGCCGCGCGCCTCATACTTGCGGTCCTTGTGCCGTCCCCGGCTGTCGGTGAGCAGGGCGCGGTCCAGCAGGCTGTTGCTCTTCAGAAGCGGGTTCCGCTCCTGCATGGCGGTTATCACCTCATCCACCTGCTCCTGTCTGGCCACATACCGCCGCTCGAACTGCCGGTTGAACTCGTCCACCTTCCTGCGGTGCTCGAAATGTTCGGGTTTCTGGTCGATCAGGGCCATCGGTGTCTTCATGTCACGCTGCATGAGGAACTTCAGATCCCCCGTTTCCTTTGCCAGCCGGTGCCCTTTGGTGGATTCGGCATTGACGATGAGCACCTGCGACAGATCGTCGGGATCGTAGTGCACGGACCAGTCCTCGTGGAAATGGTTGCGCAGCTCCATGTCGAAACTCTCGTAATTGATCCTCTCCCCGAAGAGCTCGATCAGCAGGCCCTTGCCGGTGAGCCGGTTGGTGCGCCCCGTCGTGTCGCCCATAAGAAACAGGTACTCCTCGTCACAGAACGGCATCCGGCGTTCCATGGGGGTGCGTTCCCATGCGGCCATGTACGCCTCCAGCTTCTTGGCCCGCTCCCTTTGCATGATGCCGTGTATCTGCGCCAGCACGCCCTCCTCGTCGGGGATCAGGTGGCGGTTCTTGTTCAGGATCTCTATATTGGGCTGGGAGCCGCGCCTGCTGTTGATGTTCACACCGCTCCAGTTCTTCTCCAGCTGGTAGTACGTCTTGTTCAGATAATTAAAATAGGGCTCGATGATCTTGGCCTTGGCGTTGTGGAGCGCGGCGGGAATGTAGTGCACCGTCATCGCCTCATAAAACGGAACCATTACCCCCTTCTGGTAGTTGTCACTCTGCAGCTGCAACGGCTTGTACCGTGCCCCGAACAGTTCCCGGGCGTGCCTGATGGCGTTGCGCAGCGCCTCGCGTATCAGCGCCGGGCTCTCATGGTCGCCAACGGCGTATCCTATCGGGTACTTGCCGCAGGCGTCCAGCACCACCACGATGGTCTTGCGGTTGTGGTAGGTGGTCTTCTTATAAGTCCTTGTCTCGCCGTTCACCTTTTTGTCCACCGGCTGCCTCTTCTGGTAGACCAGTTCCACGTCCCATCCGTCCAGTGTCCAGTAGGTCATGGCGGTCTTCGGAGCCTCACGCTTGTGTTGCATCTCAAGGGAGTTCCTCAGGACAGTGGTTCCGCGCTGGTGCCCCAGGGTGGTGGATTCCATCATCTTCCGGTACCTGTCCACCGTGACAGGGCTCTTGATTTCCGGTTTCCCCAATATGGAGGCTATCTTGTTGTACTGTTCCATTATCTGTGCGTTGTTCAAATTCATGTGCTGGGAAAGCAGCTTGTGCATGATCGCCTCTTCCTCCTCGTCCCGTATCAGGGCGGCGGACGTGTTGCCCTTGTTCTTGTGCACCAAAGCGATGAAGCCTTCCGCCTCATACTGGTCCACTTTACGTTTGAGCGTCTTTCCCGTCGAAGGAAGTTTGTGGGGATAGCGGGTGTTGCCTTTGCTGTCCCGTACTTTCAGCAGGTCGTTCACCATCTCACTCAGCCTGTCCCATACGTTGAAACGGGAGCCGCCACGTCCGAAACCGCATTCCGCATTGCTGTCACGCAGCCGGATGATTGCATCCAGGACACGTGCCTGGAGCGTGTAAAGCGTGACCTTCTCCGGTCTGAGCGGCTTTCCCGCACCGTCCCTGTAGGTGGTGAAGAAGGAGTAGGCGGCCTCGTTGTACCCTACCGCCCTCTCAAGCGGGCTGGTGGCGGCACGTTCGACATCCTCATGGGGATCACCGTAATATTTGATGTATAATTGCTGTATATATACTTCCAGCGAGTCGAACTCCACCAGAGCGGGGCGTCTGAGGCTGGCACGCTCGGCAACAACAATCTGCTTTCTGTTCACCTTCGTGTTATATGTTCCTAACGGGAGGAAGCCCTTCTCGGAGCCCACCTTGCGTTTCGGATCATACATGATCAGCTCGTTGGCGTAGATACATACCTTGTCATTATAGATTACAGCCATATCAACCGTTTATTGTTTAACCTTGTGCGGTTTCCGGAGTCGGACCGGAAACGAGGGCCGCCTTCCGGCTCCCTGACCGCGTGTCCTATTTTTCCTCCCTGTAATACCTTTGTCCGATAAGGGAAAGACAGCATACGACTGCAAGGACCGAGGCGGCGAGGTTCTCGTTGAAGGTGGGGCGTAGGTTGTCCGCCAGTCTGAGCACTACCACAAGGCCGATGACAGCGGCTGCTATATGGATAATTCTGAATGTTTTCATTACGAATCATTTTTAAGGGTTTATAAAATTGTTTTTAAATCTACGTCCCTATCCGTCACGGACCGGGACGGAATGTCTAACTAAAATTCAATCTATTACCGGTTGTATGAGCTATTTTTCTTTCTCTTCTTCCAGCTCGGCCTCGGACTGAAGGTCCGCTTCCACCTCCGCAATCACCTTGAGCGTTTCGTCGGCGTCCATTATCTCCTGCTTGCATTCAAGCATTCCGTTGATGATGCGCCGGTAGTCTACATCTTTCTCACCCAGTTCCTTGCAATAATTCTCATACTTGATCTCCGCCTCGGCCTTGCGTCTCTCGCAATCGTCTTTGGCTCCCTCGATCTTACGGTTGATCTCTTTCTCACGCAGGCTGAACAACTTGTCCACAAGGTTGCAGCCTTTCAAAATTGCTGTCAGTTTCTTCATAATCTTTCAATTTTTATCAGTTTATGTTTTCTGATCATCCGGACCTCTCCGGTGTCATGTGTTATTTTACCTTTTAAAAAGATTGACCCGTCAAGGCCAAGTGGCGGCACTGCCAGTTGGACCTGGAGCTCCCCTAATGAGTTTCTAAACACATCCATATTATTATAACCCAACCCCACCGGGGTAGTGGTTAACGGTAAGTCTGATATTCTATCATTCATATTCTCTTATTTTTCGATTTCCTTGACCAGACGCTTCGCTCCGGCTATATCCCATATCTTGTCGACCATCTCCGCGACCTTCATGTCGGTTGTCGGTCCTATCTTCACCATCACCGCCCCTTCGGCGTCCTGGTCCTTGGGAATGAGATCGGGCAGAGCATCCCGTATTCACGCCAGATAGTTATCACGATCCTCAGGTATTCAAGGTTGATACCCATCGTATAAGTAATCATCCCTGTTCCTCCCATTCTATCAGCAGTTGCCTGTACACCGGAACAGGTTCGGGATATATGATGCCTTTGTTCTTGTGGGAGATAGCCAGCTTCGTCAGTCTGTCGGCTATACGGCGGCTCATTGTGTTGCCGGAATACACCTTGCATACATGGGAGTAGGTGACTTTCATGTTGGTGGCAACCGTTTTCAGATCATTTCGGTTGAGATAACGGCACACAGCCTGTTTCCATTCGATGAAGTCCGGACGGAACTTGGGTGCGGGAAGCGTCGGACGCTGTGTCGGGCAGACGGAGTAAGCACCGGTGCGGCGGATGGAAGGGAGAACCTCGTTAGTTACCCATTTGCGGAAGGCTTTTGCTTCGGGCTTGCGGGAAAGGAAGATCAAGCCATATAATCCGGATTCATTAACAGTCCATGTTTCTCGACCTTGACCTGATACAAATAATGTTTGTATCAGCTTCTCGTCATCATCTAAACGCTTGACTGTCATGCTAACATCTTGTAACCCTAAAGCGCAACAAATGTCTTTTGCTATAAACCATGATTCTCCATCAATCATTTTCATTCGGATACCGGCGTTAATGCCGTCATTGAAGAATGTTTGCAGACCTGTTGTCTGCTGGTTGTTGTTCAGTGTTTCCATAATAATACATTATTAATTAGTACGTTCCGCTTTCACATTACCCTTGTTGTCGAGTATTCTGACTGTTTCATGCTTGGCGATTTCGTCAACATTGTACAGCTTGCTGTCGTTCCGTTTCTTGGCTGCTTCCCAAATTGCGGGGGCTTTACCACCCTTCTTCTGACCGGACAAAACCTGTCCGACATAAGCCATTGTTACTTTAAAGGCGACAGCAAGTTCTTTCTTGCCTTGTGCGCCTAACTTAATTACTTGTCCCATATTCAATATTTATTGGATTAAAATTGCTATATTTGGCGCGGTTTATATTAAACCTGATGCAAATATAAAGCAATGCAATATTTAAAACAAAAAAAAGGTGAATAATTTATTGCATTGCAATTTATTTAGAATATAATATAAATAATAAAACAATGGAAATGTCTGTTAAAGAAAGACTTAAGTTATTTTTAAGAGAGGAGGGTATAAAAGATACTGATTTCTGTAGAACAATAGGGGTATCTACAGGCTTTATTTCAGGCATGAGAGTATCTATTCAACCTGATAAATTAAAAAGCATTGCAATAAATTTCCCTAGATTAGATATCGGCTGGCTTCTTACTGGCGAAGGCTCTATGCTAAAAAATGAATCCTCTTCAACATCAGCTTCATTTCCAGAAGAAACACAAAACAAGAAAAAAAATTCAGATACATCTCTTGAAAATGGTGACTTATTATATAAGATGTATATAGATATTCAAAAAAAAGATGCTGAGATAAAAGAATTGCATACCAAATTGCTCTCCATGTCTGAAGAAATAGGAAACTTGAAAACTCTATTGAAAGATAAACAGCAGGAATCCCCAACAACAAACTCCGACTCCCATGCAGAAACTGTCCAAAAAAAGCGAAACTCATCGCGTATATCAGGCTCTTCTGCGCAACCCGATGTCCCGACCATAAAATAAAGATAATAATGGGTCAGCGGATTTTCCTGGTTGGTAAGCTTTCTTTTAAGCGTATAGCCTAGCCAGTCTGAACATGAAGAATTTCA